GTCCATGGCCTGTTCCTCCCCGGAGTCGTTTTAGGCTTTCACCAAAACTTTGCTCGTGGAACAGGCCTCTCGTCAATTTCTTATCCAGAATTCAGGTTAAACTAGATTGTGGGAACCTTCGACTTTACGTACCCAATCGCCCTTACCGTAAATCAACACATATTTCATGGCGTATTCGGGCAGGCCGGAAACCCCGGTTTGCTCCACAATCTGAGCGTTATACCAATAACCTTTGTCCTGTACGTCATGCCAGGCCAAATCATCCCCGGAAGCATCAGCAACGGCGAGTTTCTGCACGTCTGTTAAGGTTTTGCCCGGTAAGATAGTGCCATTATTGAGTGCCTTGGTGACAGCGCCTGCAATGATAGTCATAGCACGGGCTTCGCCGTCTTTGTTCGCCGGAATACCGCGTGTGGCCATCAACAGATTGAACCATTGCTGGGTAATATGGGCTTTCAACCACTGTTCGTTAGCATGAACGCTCATATCCAGCGGATTGGAGGACGAACCACACAAGAAGCCGCGTTGGTAGAATCGAATTTGTGACCCCGCCACAGCCGTTTCGCCGTAGTAGTTAACACGCAGCTTATCAAACCGGTCAGCATCCAGATCGGCGCTGATTTGAGAAGGGAAAGTCACCCCAAACTGGCGGTACATGTAGTTGGTGGTCGCGTTATTTCGGTCATAATCAGTGGCGGCCATGATCGCCATCGGTAATGCCTGCACAAAAACGTGCTCGTCCGTTTTCAGGTTCAATCCGGTCGATGCCGTACCGACCAGTGCGGCACTCCAGTCTTCCGCTTTCTCTGCCGTGACCGACACATGCAACTGGTATTTGACATTCTCCCCGGCCACATACTCTGCCAGTTCAACCGCTTGCGGCAGAGCCATCTCCGTTAAAAAGGTCGCACTACCGAACGAATCAGAAATTTTCTCAGCGGCAATGAAAGCCGCCAGTGGCGATTGTGCAGCATTGCCTGCCGAACGGTTGCCGGATGAAAGCCCCATCGCATCCGCCAGTACCGAATAGGTCACGTTGATCTCGGCTTTCTCCTGCACCCCGCCATTTAAGACAAAAGCACTGTCCATTGCGTTAAAGGTCAGGTAAGCATTGGCAAATTGCGGGGCTTTCTCCGCGTTCAGTTTGGCTTGTACCGCAGAAGCAATATCGGCATAGGAAGTCGCTTTCGATAAGTCAATATCAGTGAAGGTTTTCATGACACTGCCAATCGTCACAGTAAAAGTGCCATCAACCAGTGCTTTCAGTTCATCAAGGACAGCGGCTTTGCTACCATAAATCGCCGGTGTCCGGCCTATCGGCTCATAAGCGGCAATCTGTAACTCTTTCGGCTTACTGACAGGCGCAGGGCTCACGTAACTGAAATACTGTCGGGCAAACCTGGCCTCTGGCGAGTCGCTCCCCAGCAGGGCGTCAATTTGACCGGAAGCAAACTCTAACACTTTGCCTGCCGGAATTTTCGGGTTGGTTGAAAACAAGCGTCCCGTCAGTTTGCGCATGGGTACGCTGGATGCACCGATCACCGCACTGGCGATATCGACGTATCGGGTTTGTTTTATCGGCATAAAGTCACCTTAGATTCGATAAATATCGGGAAACAGCACATTGACCGTGGCTGTGTTGGGTTTGATGTTGCGTGAATGGGTGATAGTGATATCAAACGAGGGTGACAACTCGTAGTTGCCCTGATCGTTAATCAGAAATGGCATCCGTAAATTACCTGCGCGTTGGATGCCAATCCCTTGCTTGCGCAGTGTCTCCACAAAGGGTAGCGAGTTCATGATCATGCGCACGGTGGCAGTCATATCACCCGCAGTGTACTGTTCAAAACTCCCTACGCCCTGCACCTGTAGCGTTTTCTCCACAATCTGGATTTCACGATGGTTGGCGTTGCGATCGGCGCAATGATAATTTCTCCCTTGCCAGCCGTGAGCGCTCTCACTGATAGGAAAAAACATCACAAAGCGGTTCTCTCGTCCTTGTTTGGTCGATTGAAAACCTGCGACGACAGGCACAGCAATACCCGCCTCATTTAACTGCTTCAACAGTTGTGCGCGCAGGGCAATATAAACGTCATTATCCGTCATACTCACCGGCCTCAATGCAGACAATCGACAGCCAGCCGTCCTGTGCATACCAGTCGGCATCACCCATCACATCGTAGCGACGCCCGGCAAAAACCAGAAAATCCGGCGACTGGTCCCGCTGGATATGGCGGATATCGTGCGTGGTGTAGAATTTACGGTAGACTTTCGCTGTATCCAGCCCCATGTCCTGCCCATCCTGCGTATCGATGGCCTGCCAGCTTCCGCGAATGGCTATCGGATCATGATAGGTGTTTTGCCACTGACCTAATTCATCCAGCTCACGCGATCGGAAGCGATACCACTGTACGGTTTGTTGCGGGATATAGCGCGAGGCAATGCGCTGTAAATTGCCGAACATGATTATTTGTCCTCCACACTGAACGTGACGGATTGCAGCATCAGGCCGCTGTCCACCAATGGCTTATGGGTTGCTTTGCCTTTGCTGTGACGGCTTGCCCGTGCTTTCACGGTGCTGTCTTTCAGTGGCGGCGTAGTCACAGCTTGGATAGCAAGCTGAATATCACCGACTGCAACACCACCCATCTGGCTCAGACCATCGGAGACTGAGAGAGTGTCGTCAATAGAAGCTTTAGCGGCACGAAGCATCAAATCAGCATATCTGGCCTGATTATCCTGCATCGCCGGGCGCATAAAAGGGCGCGGGGGAATATTGTTTGCCAGATGACCCAGTTCCTGAATCGCAGCCACATACGCAATCGGTGTGCCGTCAGGGTATTTTGTGTGTTCAAAAAAGCCGACTTTAAGCTGCTTCTTGCCCAGCTCGTCATACACCTGCTTGAGCCGGGTCAGTTTCGGGCTCATCGCCATACTCGCCCCCGATTTGGGAAACGCCCACCCACACCGCGAAAGGCCGATCGTTCGCCCCGACCACCCACATACATCGGAGCACGCCCACAACGATTGAGTAACGCCAGATATTGCTGACCAAAAGGCGTCAGGTTAAACCAGTGCGAGGTATTCGAACCCACAGGTGGTGCGGTAAAGCTGACATTGACACTACCCATGGTCGCGGCAGTGACAACGCCTGTTGGCGATTCACCCTGTGCCATTAACTGGCGCAGTTGCAGCATATGCGCCACCACCAGAATCCACAGTTCGTCAGTACAAACACCCCGGCACGGTGAAAAGTAATGCCGGGCGGATTGGGCGATGATTTCGATATCCTCATCGGGTTGAGCATCAAACTGCGGATACAACACCCGAAACGCTTTCAGGGGAAATGTATCCGTGGCCATTATTTACCCTTACCTTTATTGGCCTTCGGCGTATCTTTACCCTCAGCTTCCAATGATTCCGGCGTATCCGGGGCTGACTGGTCGCTGGCCTCCATATTAGTGGCCACTTTTTCGGGATCGGCCTCGCGGCTTTCGACAGTGATAAAACCATTTTCCTTATGCAGCCTGAAAACAGGGTTGTCTTTAAGCTGGGCATACTGTTCGACACTGACTTCAGTCACACGCCCGCGTGGGGTGTGCATCGCCCGGGTCATGATATTGGCCTGCCCGTGAATAAACACTGCACCGTCACGCACGGTATAGTTCTGGTCGTTGGACAGGGTGCAATAGATATAGAGAGATTGAGACATGAAGAAACTCCTGCCTTGAAAAATAAACAAAGTGCCCTCAGCAGAGGGCTGAGATTAAATGCCGGTTAAGCGGGTGATCGCCCACGGACGGGTCACAAAAATACCGGCAGTGGCGTTGGTTGCATCTTCCAGATAGCCCTTGATGCCATTTTCAGAACCCAACAATTGGTATTTCACCGGCACAACTTGCAGGAGGGTGGCATTAGTGGCGGTTGAACCATCATCCACACTGTCAGCGAACAGATAAGTGATATCTCCCCCGCCGTTAGCTCCGACAAATTCTGGCGAAAAGATAAAACGCAGGTTTGGGTAGTTTTCCTTCGCCCATTGTCTGACCGTTTCCCCTTGCGCCACCGGATTCGCTTTACTCAGCACTGAACGGAAGCCCAGTGGTAAAACCATTGTCATCGAATCGCTGTCTTTAATGCGGCCTCCGGACGATTTTTCGAGCCGGTCGAACAGGGTATTCATATCCCCGGTCACTTCGGCAAACGTAGCCTGCAACCACGGTTGCTTCGCCGTCTCATACGCGGGCAGGTTAGGATCATTCAGCAAACCAAAAACGCGGGTCTGCGGACTGTTAAAGCCGTAGTAGCCCACGCGTTCACGGGATTGCTCCAGTGATTCAGTAGCAGCATGACGTTTTTCTGCTGCCGTTTCAAAACCGGCGGCTGACTGGCGAGCCTCTTCCAGCTTACCGACCTGAAAACCCTGTTCAAAACGGACAATGCCACGGTGTTCCAAATCCTGTACATAGGAGGCCAGCGGGATATTAGTATGATCACCATACAGCTCGGCCTTACCCGTCGGCGTGGCAACATTCAGAATAATTTCTTCATCGTGCCACTCACCGGCGGTCATGACACCCGTGATCTCATCCAGAATACGGATACGGGTGGCAGTACGGATCAATCCTGGCAGTACATGCTGTAACATATGACGCTGAATAAAACCGCCGCTCATCGCCGGACCAGTTAGCGCCGAGTCCATTGCCGATAGCCCGCCAAAACCAATTTGTGCCAGTTCGCTATAGGTCCACTTCTGGTCTGCTGTGATATGTAACGGCCCTCGCTGACTGATTTCGCGCCCGGACAAATGAAACTTTTCTTTACTGACAGCCATTAGTGACCTCCCTGCGCTGCAACGGGATAAGGAATTTCAGTCAGGCGAACCACACACAGATCGGGTGTTTCTGCTGACTCCACATGACGGGAGACAAAGCCAATCACCCGGTCATTAGCGGTTATTGGTTCTTTGGCAGACAGTTTGCCGTCAATGTCAAACACCACTGGCGCATTGATACGCGCAACACCCGTTTCAAGCTGAGTGTACACCTCGCCCATTGTCAGGAATTCGCCGGTGGTGCCGTTTAGAGCATATTCCGCCCCGATACGATAGGCTTTTGGGTTGATCATAATCCCGGCAAAAGCGCCATCACCCCCCACACGCACCGTTTCGGCATGGTTATCTTTATAGGTGTAGGCCAGCCCGAACCCATTCTTGGTTTCATCCGCCGAGGACAGAACAGCCGCCGTCACTCGCACTGGGCCTTCGTGTGAAATTTCACCGACAACGCCCGATATCAGGCCGTTGGCGACACTTTTTGGTATAGCCATTATGCTTTGCTCCATTTGTCTTTGATGGATTGTTGGCTGATTGCCGCATCCGTTGTTGAGGTGTTTTTTTGCGAGTCAGGCACACGCCCGTGCATCCACGCATCCAGTGCGATCACTTCCTGCCCTTTCTGACAGGGAATACCGAGATGTTTGACACCGTATTCCGCGACACCCTGCTTGGTCATGCTGCTGTGGTCAAATACGCCGACAAACGGTGTGAGTTTGTGCACCAGCGTGTCACGGCCTGCCAGTTGTTTAATCAGATCGCCCGTGTCATAGGTGGGTTTCGCTTTCTCCAGCTTATTGACCTTGCGTTTCAGGCGAGAAATATCATCCATTGCCTGTATGCCCCGGCGAACTCGTTTGATGCGGCGATTCAGACTATCGGTCGTGGCCTGATCCAGATGCTCTTTGGCTTCTTCAATCGCCTGCTCTGCCGCTTCAATAGCAACTTCGGCATTTTCCACTGCTTCGGGATCGCCGGATTCGGCAGCTTCTGCGGCAGTTTCCGCTTCTTCGACGGCATCCTCCACTTTCTCTTCCGCTTCGTCCTGCGAAGGTTTATCGGGATCGTCATCACTCGTGTCTTTTTTATCCGGGTCATCATCTCCTGTTGGTGTTGATTGCCCGGACAGCGCAGCTCCAATCATCGCCTGCAACTGCTCGACCTGTTCCGGCGTGAAACCGTTATCGGTCGTGTTCTCTTTCTTGTCTTGTTCTTCAGTAGCCATACTGATTAACTCCTTGGTATCAATAGTGATAACGTGATCTTGCACCGCAACATCGGGGCCGGTTCGCCCTTCTGCCACCAGCGCTAAGTGATTGGCGCGGATATCGCGTTGAATGGCATCATAGTGTTCGCCATCAAACGTGCCGGGGGTGAAGTCGTAGCGGCAGCGATAACCCGGTGAAAGTTCAATCTTGCCGCTGGCAATCTGACTGAGTGCCGAATTGGATAAGATCTTGATATTGCCTTTGAGATACGGGTAATCGAAATAGACGTTCTCGCCAATCACGCCCTCAATCCCTTTCTGCTCGGCAGGTGTGGCTTCCCGGCCTAACATCTCGTGCTCATCCACAAACGGCATTAACCGGAATGAATTGATAGTCGCCGCGCTTTCCAGTTCTTCAGGGGGACGCAGTACCCGGTAAATCTGATCTGCCACCGGCGCACCAATTTCCACCCCCAGATAATCAAAAACCCCCACTTTCGAGATGGGGTTATCTTTCACTTCCAGCCAGCCGTTTAGGTCATAAGTACGTTTACTCATGTCATGGGTTCTCTCCAAAATCGACAACCGGTGTCCAGAAGCATTTGCAGTTCGGTAGCTCGCCCGGTAATCCGCGCTGACCTGTCCGGTCATCGATAATCGGCGGGTTATCCAGCTCGAACACCTGACCATCTAACTTTTGATGCAGTTTGCGTGGTTCAGCACTGCCGCCGGAGTGATGCCAGACTGCTTTGCGAATGCCTGCCGACTTCATGCGTTCATAATTAGCCGCCGTCGTGATCTTGCGGGTTTGATCAACCGCGATAAACTGCGCCCGTTTTTCGGTCACGCTACCAATCGCTCTGATTTCCTCCAGTAAGGTCTTTGCACCCTCACCCGCTTGGCTGATAGAACGTAATGCCGCACTTTCAATGCGAAAGTGAAACTGTTGCGGTATGGATTTAATCAGGGCGACATTTTCAGCGGTGGCAGCGGTGAGACGATCTTGCATCTCTGCCGGGCGTTCAGGGGTTTTAATGGTCAGGCCACCAGAAAGTTGTTTGAGTGAATCATCCAGATTGCGCTTGGCGTTGAGATCGGTCTGACTGACAAACTGATCTGCCATCTCTGCGGCTTTGCGGTTAAAGATACTGTCCCAGCGGCGTTTTAATTTGTTGAGCCAAATACGCGTCTGGCTGGCAATGCTGGCATCCATCGTTACCGATTCAGCATCATCCTGTAATTGGGTTAATACCTGTTCGTAATCTTTGAGCATCCGTTTGATTAGTCGTGACAAGTCACGCTGATAACGGTCAGTTGCTGCCGCCGAATAATGCAGGGGCTTGCCCTTCATGACTGCTTGTCGCGCCGCTGCCCACTGTTCCCGGCTCTTCTTCAGGCGGAGTTTCTTCGCCATACGCATCCTCGTTAATCTGTAAGCCGAAGTAACTGGATTCTTTATCCGCCGCCAGTTTCTGGCGGATATCATGACCATCTACCGCCCCCACGTTGGCATAGTTAACCGCCGTCTGGGAGTTTTTCAGCTCAATATCGGCATATTCAGCCGCTGTCGGGCTGTCCAGTGGTCGCCATGAAATACTGATGTCCACAATCGGCAAACTTTCACTGCGTAACAGGATTTCATAATGACGCTGGAGTAAATCTTCCAAATCGTTGGCCTGAATACTCTCCAGCTCTTCGCGGTAGGCTGCTTCTTCATACTCGCCACTAGAATTAAAGCCTTTGGGCGTGGTACCCAATAATTTAGTGGCAGGTACATTGGCAGCCGCGGCGACAAGCTGATATTGCGTCATAATGGTGGCATCTAAGTCAGCCAATGACGTATCAAACTGCTGAACAGTGTCTGAATTGCTGGTGATCTGCACACCGTAGTTATCCCGCATCAGCGCGAAATATTCGATATTCTCCGCAATCACGCCCTTATCCGCATTTTCTGCATCTGCCATACCGAGTGTTAATAATCGCTTAGTCATGGCTAACTGCGGCGCTTCATTGGCGGTGCGCTCAGAGGCGTACACCCGCTCGTAGACGCGCTCTGGTACAGAGACACCAAAATAGTTGTACATTGGCTTGAGTACGTTCGGTACGGGGAACGGCACAAACTTCACCAGATGGGATTTATGATAACGCCGTCCACCGATGCGGTAATAAGTCGGCTCGTAGAAATGCAGTGAGGCCGGATCTTGCACGTTATCGACTGTCAGTTCGGGTGTTACCCATTGTGGATCAATCTGCTTAATTCCCTTATACGAACCCGGCGCAACACCATCGGGATTAAAGGGATTTTCATAGAACTCTTTCGGGTTGGGTGTTTCCACCACAAATAGGGCAATGCGTCCCCCGTATACGCGCCCGAAATGCACCAGCTCTTTCATCGCCTGATGAATACGATATTTTTTATCGCGTTTTTTCAGTCGCTCAATAATGGTGCTATCTTCGCAATCAATTTCGTAACTCTGGCGAATGGCATCACGGGCAGGCATATTGCAAGCTTTATCCACCAGCCAATGCTTGGCAATCACCGCACACAAGTTATTGCCGATAAACAACTGGTTGGCATACCACGCAGCTTGGGCTTCCGATACGCCATACAAACTGCCTGCTTTAAATGAGGGGATCGAGCCATCCACCGAGTCCATCGCCACGCCGGTCATTGTAGGCTGTGGCAATTCCAATCCTTTAAAGCCGTTATCTTTAGCAAGCGAGGGGTATAAATCGGTGGAAAATGCTGAACGTTGAACCGGCGGTGCTGTAGGCCTTCGTTTTGAAAACGGCCACATAAACATTACCTCTTGGTTGTAAAGAAACTGCCTTTTTTCTGGTACAAATCGCGTAGGGCCTGCGTCATACAGTCCACCACATCATCATGCGCCCCTACTGGGAAAGTGGTAATTTCGTTAACAGCATCGACCACCCACGGTGCAATATCTTTATGCGGTAGAAAAATATTACCGGCTTCCCATTCCGCCGTTACTGCATGAGCACGAGCAACTTTACTGCCATCCGGTTCAATCGGTATCAATCCTGAAACAATACTTCGAAGTGAATCCATGACAGCTGGGCCATTGGCTTTATCTTCCACCAGCTTACGGCGGCCTTGTGGGAATTTCTCCGCCAGTTTTTGTACGGCTTTCAGGGTTTCGGTAAAGGTCATTCGGGCGCGGATTTGATACAACAGATAGGCATTTGCGCCCTTTTTTCCCCAGACCTGTCCAACCACATAGTCCGTCCCCTCACCATCTTTGAAAGTCATATCCCAGCTGTGGATCACCTTGTCGAATTTCTCCGGCAAGTCTTTCGGTAGGTAGTAATTCACCCAGTCTTCTTTAAAGATTGTGCCGCCAGACGGCTTCGGCGACTGCTGATACATGGCTGACCAGAAGTAATCCCCCAGAATGGCTTTGGTATCGAGCAGTTTTTCAATAGGATGCAACTCAGGCACTAAGGCTTCACCCTGTTCATTAATAGCCGGGAACGCCAGCACTTTGGCTTTCTGGCTGATTTCAATCACCTTACCGGACAAATCATCGGTCGCCCAGCGTGTGGCCATAATGATCTCGCCGCTGTTTTTTGACAGGCGGGTTTTGAAGGTAGAAACGTACCAGTTCCAGATGGCGTTCTTGGTGGTTGCGCTCAGAGCCTCTTTCGAGTTCTTAATCGGGTCGTCGATAATACCCAAATCCACTTTCTTCCCCGTGAGTGGTCCACCGACCCCGGCAGCAATGTAAGAACCTTTGTTACCCATGATTTCGAAGGTGTCGCTGTTTCGCTTCGCCATCGTTTCAATCGTTACTACCCGTTTGGGGTTCAGTGAAGACGCAGGGAATAAGTGCTGGTATTCCTCACTCATCATGATACGTTGTACATCACGGTTCATGTCCGAGGCTAAATCTTTGCCGTAGGACAATCCGGCAACCCGTTTATCCGGGTATTTACCAAAGAAGTAAGCCGGGAGGTAACGCGAAACAATATCTGATTTACCATGCTGTGGCGGCGCACCCAGAATCAGTATCGGACGCTTTCCATCCATCATATCCAGCAGGAATTCATCTAAGGCCGCACAAACCTGACGTGAAAAATCACTGGTGATATATTCCGGATTTATATACTGAATGAACTCATGCAGACTGCGCCGGGCAATCTCTCTTTCGATAGCCTCATCCAACATTGCATTATCGATATCCATGTCAGTGCCCAAAGTGAGAAAAATACGCGGTTCGCGCCAAAATCACGGTGAAATGATTTTCACGTTTTTGATAACAAATCAGCAACAAATAAAAGCCCAAAAATCAGGCAGAAGAGTGAAACTTTTCCCCGTTTAAGGTGACATTTTGATTGAGTTGGAAAGCGGCGATTCCTGAAATGTCCATTATGTTAAATAGGGCTATTTTTCCCGATTTTTTCTCAGTTTCAGCAACTGTTCAAAAGTCAGGTGACTGAGGTCGATTGGGTTCGGTGTCATCGAGCCATCGCTAGAACTTAAATCGACTTTCTTCGCTGATTCCCAGCCGAGCAGTTCCGCCAGTTGCTTGATAGCAGATTTCGGGTCATGGAGTTTTAATTTGATACCATCTTTGCCCGTGGTCAGTTCAGAAACGGCGCTGAGTGCTGCCGGATTCTGTAGGGCTGAATCTTTGAATTGCCATGTTGCTTGAAAGACTGGCTTTCCCTCGTCGTCTTCGCCTATCTGACTGTTACGGAAGTCGGCGATATCGTGAATAGATACCCGTCCCATTGCAGATAACCGCTCTAACGCTTCCTGACGGCTCATAACCGCCTCAGAAACTGCTTCTTGGTTCATGGCATCGAGAAATGATTTAACGTTAAGATTTGTTAAGATTTCAGATGCCGTTGCGCGAGCAGATTCATCTGTCTTTGCCTTCCCTCCTGCCTTGCGATAGGCATCTGTTTGATTCAGTCCTTTTAAGATACCTAAGACGAATTTCTGCTGAAGTTTCGTTAAAGCATCAAAGAGAACTTTTTGTTCATCAGTGAACGTGGATTTCTTTTGTGCCATTACTACACCTTCTCATATAACAAAAAACCCTCCGTAGAGGGCTTATTTGTTAAATAATTCAATAAAATTTATTCTTTAATGGCAATACTTGAAACGATTTCTTCAATCAACTTAGCATGTTCAGGATTAGCTTGATGTCTTTGTATATTAAAAGTGCACTCATCTGGATTTTTTTCAGAGTAATAAACATTACAAATAACCCCTGAACTCAAAGTGAATTGTATCCCATATTGAATAGGTTTTTCTACTGCATGATAAGGCGGATATTTTAAATACTGAACAATTTGGAGTAAATCTACTCTTTTTATTTTCATGAGATACCTGTCCATATCTTTACATTGCTGCTATACAAATGTCTTTCAAGTTATTTTTGCCCTTAAGATGCAACCTGAAATCTATCTATAGATATGTGCGGTATCGTAAAAACCAAGTAGCTAAGAAAAATTTATTTAAAATCTTCATTGATCGCACTCTTATTACTAACACACGATTGTTCATATCTATGCTTCAACTGAATTTCTATCGCCTCTTGGAAAGTAGTATCACGCCAATGAGTAGATATCACGTCTTCGTCACTGAACCGGATTCGGTATCGCCGCATTTTTACTTCAACCTGAATAATCGGGATACCAGTGAACTTGCTCGGCCTAAATCGAAAACGGCCGGTTAATCCTGTTTCTACATTTCGATATGGTGGAGTAGACATTAATGTAAACACTCAGTTTTGATATAGTCTTGCAAATACTTAGTTTGCTGCCCGTTCTCCGCCATCATTCGGAGGAGATAGTAATAATCTTGTTTAGCTGGTTCGGTAAGTTGTGGGATTCCTGCATCGCCCATGCTGCCGGAGGCAGTGGTTTCTGACACGGGACAGGTGGCTTGGATGCGCAACTTGCGACGACCAGCGGCAACATCAGCCCGAAGAGTGTCAATTTCAGTCTTAGCATTGGCGAGTTCCTGAGTGTGTTTAGTATCTAACTCATGCAGCATGTTAATGTGCGTGTTTTGATAGTTGAGGGTGTCGGTCAATTGCTGGATTTCAGTTATCTGGTCGCTATTGATATCGAGCTGCTTCTTGTACCCAGAACGGTATAAGAAGGCTGTAGATGAAGCAATAATCAACGCGATAATAGTGCCGCTGGTGAAATTGAGTTTCATGATAAAAACATCTGACGTTCAGATGCTCTGCGATTATCTAGCCCTCGCATGACCTTACCTGCCGCTTTATTCCATCGAGGGAATTCTGCCGCAGCACCAATGTAATCGCCTTGGTTAAGTTTCCGTAATAAAGTGGATCCTGAAAAATTACCGTTGCCACAATTGAAGATAAACGAGCACAGTGCATCGAACTGACCTTGATTCAAAGGAACTCTAACTAATTGCTTTAAGGTGGCATATATAGATTGGAGATCATCATGCAGAAATACTTCAGCCTGCTGCTCTGTGATCATATCGCCTTTTTTAACCCCTTTTGTATGACCATAGCCAATTGTCCACGGGATACCACCCGTTGCGGGGTCGGGATAGGCTTTCAGTTTCAGGCCTTCAAACTGCTTGATGCATTCCAGACCTTTAGTGCTGATTTCCATCAGAGGATGCTCCTGTTCTCTTCTCTGCCGCTTTACGCAGTAATTGACCAATAAAGTCCGTACCCAAGTAGCCAATCACCACACTACCGATGTAGGCCAAGTCAGGATTCAGACCAAACAGATTTAATACGTCACGAATAAACCAGGCAAACATGGCACACATAAAGGCATCGATTGACACCTTTAACCAGCCGCCACCGTGATAGCGACCGCGAAGAAATGCCATCGTTCCAGCGAGGATTGCTCCGATGCCTTGCTCTCTTATCGATATGAGCCAGTCTCCGAGGTGTACCCAGATATCAGGATTTTCTTTCATCTTCATATTTCCACCCCATTAGAACAATGGGCATCCATGGGGGTGAAATAGGTTCGCCCCTGAGAGTTGTAGTGAATAATTGCAGTGGCAGATTAGGTTAATAAACAGATAGCCACTTCTTGTTTTCGTCCCTCAAATAAGGGAGAAAAAACGGAAATAGGTGATAAAAAAGGCTACACCGAAGCGCAGCCTAACAATCAGAATGTAGTTTTGATTAGATTATTTCCATATGAAACAATAAGGCAGTGAATCGCCATCATTTTGTTGTTGCAACAGGCTACCTAATTTTTTGGCATCGTCATTACCGTACTCACCGATAAATTCGTATTCGTGCTTACCATATAAGTGGCTGTCGGTACTGCTACCCAATTGATAAGGTGTACCATCCACTGTTATCGTGAGGTTTTGCTTAAATAAATCCACCAACTTCTGATAACCGGTTTGATTGTTATCGGAAGAGACCCGGATAAAGATTTTCTGGTGTAACCCATCCCAGACGAGAAAAGCAAATGTTGTGATAGCGGTTTTATTCTGAAGGCCACTCAGCGTACCAAATGGGCCAAGATGTTCACCGGCAGGTTCAAACTCTGCATCAGCAAGATATCCCCACATCTGATCTTGGTTAGAAAAAGATCCCGTACCGACGACAAGATTAAAGCTCAGCATACAATCTGTCGGTTGTGGTTTTGAGCTGGGTTTCACCAGATGCCAGTCACACGCCATCAGATCATCAGGTGTCGGCTGCCACGGGAACCACTCGCCGTGTTTATTGCTCTTTTCAATATAAACAGGTTCATGAGATGTCAGGCGCATGTGTTCACCCGGTGCATCCCAATCACTGCGGTGTAATTTATTCCCCAAATACACTTGAATCATCGCCCATGGACAAGAGCCAACAGGCGCAGTGACTGTATCAATCTTATATTGTGCGGGAATAATTTTGCATTGCTTTTCAGCGTTCAGATTTTCTGGCTTATTAACTTTAGACATAAACACCTCACTTAATTGTTAATTAATAAAGGTAATTTCATCCCGTGCCAAATAGACAGCTAATACTACTTAGGGCAGGTTTTTATCTCAATTGAATACCCTGTAACAGAACCAATACACACTAAAATGCGGCTACCTGTTCTAAAACCTGTCTATTTATCGAGTACATAATTCAGTGAGTTGTAAACTCAAAGTTTACTACTGGTAGAACATAACTCTCTGATCTCTTGCTCTGTCTGCTTAAACCGTTCTTCTTCCAGCTCAACGCCCAAAGCCCTGCGGTTCAGTTTCAGTGCCGCCTTCAGTGTCGCCCCGGACCCCATAAAGAAATCGGCAACCAGATCCCCTTCACGACTACTGGACTGAATAATATGTGCCATCAGGTCAGCGGGTTTTTCGCAGGGATGTTTGCCCGAATAATATTGGACGGGCGCAAATTGCCAGACATCGGTATAAGGCACGGCGGCGGTGACGGTGAACGAACGGCGCATTAAACCGTATTCCTGACGCAGTTCTTCATATTGGCGCGATAACGTCAGGTGAGATCCCACCAGTTCATCATAGGGTTTGTTCAGTTCACCACACTGGTGCTTTTCGTTAGCGATACGGTCAAATAATTCCTGCAGTTTTTGATAATCCACTTCATTGGGTAACTGCCATTGGCTATCGCTGAACCAGTGACTGGCCATCTGCTTTCCGGTAGCCTTGTGAATGTCTTTTGCCGTTACACCTAATGCTTTCCGGGCATCACGGAAATAATCGATCAGCGGCTTGAACACCGACTGTTTCAGTTCCCGGCATTGCTTGAAATAGCCATCGCCTTTGGGATGATAAGGTCCTTGATAATGCTCGGCAAAAATGATGCGTTCTGTAGCCGGGAAATACATTCTCAGG